GCTGGATGCTCAATCGGGATGATGAGTTCTATTGGGCAGATACGCCGGAAGAACTGTGGGAGCAGTTTGATCTCAAAACAGAGGAGGAACGCCAAGAACCGAAGTCGGTAACGTTCATCATGTCCTCTGTCTACGACAATAAGGAACTGCTGAAGATCAACCCCGGATATCTGGCAAACCTGAAAGCGCTGCCCACTGTCGAGAAGGAACGTCTGCTTCACGGCAACTGGAAGATCCGGCCGGCAGCTGGACTGTATTTCAAAAAGTCTCAGGTCGGCAACTACCTGAACGTCGTCCCGGACGATGTTATCAAGTGGGTACGCTGCTGGGACTTGGCAGCTACGGCAGAAGGAGAGAACGAGGATTCCGCTCACACTGCCGGTGTCCTGATTGGAAAGAGAAAGAACGGGAGATACGTCATTGCGGACGTGATCGATATTCAACAGTCTGCAAGCGACGTTCGAAATACAATCAAGCATACCTGCCAGATGGACAGGGCCAAATACAAGCGCGTCACAACACGTTTGCCGAAGGACCCTGGACAGGCAGGAAAGGATCAAGCACAGTCCTATATCAAGTTCCTGTCCGGTTTTACGGTCAAGACCGTAGCAGAAACCGGCAGCAAGGAAGCTCGTGCAGAGCCAATGGCTGCACAGTGGCAGGCAGGTAACTTCGATGTGGTGATAGCTGATTGGAATGACAAATACTTGACTCAGCTTGAGAACTTCCCGGACGGGAAACTCAAGGATATGGTCGATGCCTCTGCGAACGGATTCGCAGAGATCGAGGAAAGCAGCTTCAGTCTGAGCTCGCTCACCTCATGACAAAGGGAAGAGAGGCGATTTACATAGAACCGAATAACATGGCCCAAATTGAGCGGATGAGACGGTATTATCAAATGATTGCGAAGCAGACCGGAAGGTCTGTCCGTCCGTTCCGTGGAGACGGATATGTGAATCTCGTCACACAGCTTGGGAATAACAGAAACAGTCAGGCGCCTGTGTATCGGCCGGAACTGCTCCCAAGTGATACTGAGCTTGCTGCCCTCTATGAGGGGAGCGGCCTCTTTTCCAAAATCATCGATGCGCCGGCAGAAGAGGCCATCAAGCATGGCTTCGAACTGCAGGACGTGACCGATGCAAAGATCAATGATTTTATCAGCGAAGCGCTGGATGAACTCGAATGGGAGAACACAGCAGCTACTGCAATCAAGTGGTCCCGTCTGTTCGGTGGTTCGATCATCGTCATGCTGATTGATGACGGCCGTGGAATTGATGAGCCACTCGATTGGAAGAACATCAAGTCTATCGATGAACTGCGCGTCTTCGAACGCGCAATCGTAGTGCCTGATGAGACCAGTATGTATCGGTATGTTCCGGGGAACCCTCTTGGCGGAAACCGGTACGGGGAACCGGAGTTCTATACGGTCAGCAGCCGGTACGGATTCTTCAACGTGCATGAGAGCCGATGCCTCGTGTTCCGAAACGGTCGAGTTCCTGAGTTTTCAGCGAACTCGATCTACCAGCTCTGGGGTATTCCGGAATATGTCCGGATGAAACAGGCGTTGGCAAACTCGGAACTCGCATACGGAAGTGCTCCGAAGATGCTGGAGCGCTGCGTACAGGCCGTGTACAAGATGAAGAATCTGGCTGAGGAACTGTCTACCGAAGATGGTGAGCAGAACGTTCTCAAGCGTCTCGAAGTGATTGACCTTGCCCGTGGCCTGCTGAACAGTATCGCCATTGATAACGAGGGCGAAGACTACGACTTCAAGACATTCTCATTCACCGGCGTAGCCGATGTCATTGATAGCACCTGCAATATGTTGTCTGCGGTATCGAACATCCCGCAGACAATTCTTTTTGGCCGTTCTCCTGCCGGCATGAATGCTACCGGCACATCAGACCTTGAGAACTGGTACAACTACATCGAGAGAGTCCAGAAGACGCAGGTCAAGAAGAATCTCCGATATCTGCTTTCTGTAATCTTCCAGGCCGGTATGTATCACGGCGAGATTGATGAGATCCCGAAAATCAAGATCAGTTTCAATCCGCTGTGGTCGTTGTCTGAGCAGGATAAGGCCAACGTCGATAAGGTCAAGGCCGACACCGAACTCGTCCGTGCCAACACAGCCAACCTGTATATTCAGGCTGAAGTTATCAGTTCTGACGAAGTGCGTTCTGCGCTGGCAAAAACGGATGAGTTTGACATCGAAACCATGCTCGATGACATGGAAGACGATGAGAACCTGATGACTTCCATCCATGACCCGGTCAGTGATCCGGATGGCGGCGAGGGAGAAGAAAACTCCGGTGCTGATGTCACAGACAATACCGATCCGACTGCTCCTGACGCTACGAAGAATCCTGCTGAAAACGAGAAGGCAAGCCTGCCAATCAATCCGAAACGCTCGGACGGGAACGACTACGATGACTTCCCGGAGTATGGCATGTGGCTTGAGGAACACATGGAGGCTACACGCGAAGAGCAGAAGGCAGCAGAAGAGCATTACAAAGCGCTCAAGAAGGCTGGTAACCGTCAACACTCCAACAGGGATAATCAATCCACCAAGGAGCAGAAAACCGGTGGTGTGGGCGTCATAGTCGTCAAAGATGGAAAGATCCTTTGCGGCAAGCGGCATAATGATACAGGTTATGGCCTGCTCTGTGGCCCTGGCGGTCATGTGGAACATGGCGAGACCGCCGAACAGGCTGCGATTCGTGAGACCCAAGAGGAGTTCGGCATTACGCCGAAGAATACCATCCAGCTAGGGTATGGACCAAAGGAGCCTGAAACCGGTATTGCCCCAGCAATTTTCCTTTGCACCGAATATGATGGCGAGCCCAAATGCGATGACCTCGAAATGGTTGCGCCGCAGTTCCTGAGTCTGGATGAACTCGAAGCCAAGGCAGCAGAGCAGTACCAGCCGTTCAAGGATGGGGTCGTAGTTCTCTTGAACTGCCTCAACATGAACCACGATGGAGATTCTGCTTTCTTCGGCGGTGAGTTGAACAGCATCAAACCCGGCAGCTATGATGTGATGCGGCCGGACGGTGGAGAAGGGTCTGGAAATTTTGGACATAAAGGACGCCCAGGAGAGATCGGGGGTAGTGCAGAGTCGCACCAGCTAGGCGGGATGAAAAACGGCGAGCTCGCTTCGAAGATGAAGGATGTATTCGGAAAAGCAAAAGTCGGAACTCACTTTTCAATCCAAATGGAAGGTCCTGTTGGTAAAGAGGCATATGAAGCCTTCAAGACAAGTGATGGATATTATCTGCGCAGTAAAAAGGGCAGTAATAGAATCATTTCCTCTGATGATAAGTTGGTTGAAGGGTGCGGCGTATATGTCGTTGAAGCAACCAAAAATAGGACCATGTATAAAAAGGCGGATATTCAGATCGGTGAGCCGGAAACGGATGAAGCAAAGAAATTTGCTGAAGATTATGCGTCTTTCCAAAAGGCCAAGGAACGATTACAGGCTGGCGAAACTCAGATCTCCGAAGTATCAGACGATGTTGCCAAGCAATATGCGGACACGCTGAACAAGGCGAGCAAGGGCAAAATTGCCAAGATTGCGGCAGAAGATCCACAGTTCAAAGCGGTTGTCGATAACATTTCTGCTTACACGCAAGGAGAGTATATCTTCCAAAGAAAAACGGTTGAAGGCGTAGTCGAAAATGGTTACGATCCGAGCAAAGATGCGATCCTTGGAGATCGGCTTACCGATTCTGCTTTCTCATGTAAGGATATGTATCAGGGGCAGAATCTTTCTGTATCTAGCGCAAGCGTGGCGGAGGGAATGACAAATCTCACGAAAGCAGTCAAGTGCTCTGAACCCTACGAGGGTGAACTGTATCGAGTCGCACAAGACCGTAGTATTTTGCTTGAGCAGGATTCTGGCAGACAAGGCGTGTATGTACCGCCCGTGGTTGGTGAGACAATCAAAATTACTGCACCGACATCTTTCTCAAAGGATCGTGCTGCGGTTGATAAGATCGCCAAAGACAAGATGGGTGACATTATCTACTACACAGTAGAGCCTGGCGCTCATGCTGTTGACGTATCCAAACTGTCACCGTACAAACAGGCTGAACTGCTCTCATGCGGTGATTACGAAGTCGTCAAAGTGGAGAGCGAACCGCGCACATCAATGTGGGACAGAGAAGACAAGTTTACCAGCGAAACGCTAGAGACGCTGAAACAGCACAGGGGAGCAACCGTTTCAGACGGTTATGTCACATATCCCGTGCTGACAACACATATCACGCTCCGGCAGACGAGTAGTCAAAATTCCGATTCGGCAGATGATAACAGAACGCCTTATAGGCTAGATGATTTCAGCGAGCGGATGGTGCAAAGCACAGAAACTGATGGTGGCCCTGGCTCCGGGAATTGGGGGCATCAGGGAGTAGAAGGCCAAGTCGGCGGATCTGCACCCGGAGGCGGCGCACATAATCGCCTTACAGATGAGAGCGGAAAATTCACTTCGTTTGCGAAGAACAAAAAGAAATTTGCCACTCCGCATAAAACGAGCGCAGAAGAACTCGGCGCTGCGTCACCTGGAACAAAAGTAAAAGCCGGTGGTATGACATGGGTAAAAGAAAACGACTGGGACTCTTTTACTTGTGAGGAAACTGGCGAGTTCTGTGACTATTACGATCTCGCAGAACAGTGGTCCGATACTGACGTAAAACTGCTGGTTCCAGATAGCGATAATCATAACTTCCAGAAGATCAAGAGCATGGAAGTGCAGACCATCACCGAAGAACGTCGGAAGAATGCTGCAAATCCAGCCACAGAACAGGAAGCTGACGATCTGTACCGAGATCAGTCCGGCAAGGTATGGCAGAAACTCAGCGCGGACCAGAAAGATGCGCTTGTTGCATACACAAGCAACGCCTACCGTGACATAAATGGACGACTCCGAGGCGGAGCGGACTACGGCGAGAACACTGTCGAGCAGATCGAAAACATTACTTCTGCAATTTCCCAAAGTAGGCTGCAGCAGGATTCGTGGTTCCAGAGAGGCGTCAGAGAGAAAGCCGTCGCTGCCATGTTTGGCCTTCCGAATGGCAGCATCAACAGTGAGAACATCCAAAGCCTCATCGGAATGACCGGAAAAGACAATGGATTCATGTCATGCGGCTCCACCAGCAACACCGGGTTTACCCAAAAGAATGTCCAACTCAAGATTTTTGCACCTGCTGGAACCAAGGCGCTATACGCAGAACCATTCTCTGAATGCGGCCAAGGATACCAGAGATCGTGGGATGGGAAGAAAAAGCAAACATCATTCTCCTACGAACTCGAAACCATCATTCAACGCGGCAGCAGTTTCCAGTGCACGAATGCCAAAGCAAATAGAGACGGGTCGTATGAACTTGAACTCCTCATCACCGGCCAGGACTACTGATATCAAGGGAAATGGATATTTCTGAAATATTTCTTCAGAAATATCCTCTTTCCATATTGACTTCTGCGGTCAATCAGTTATAGTAAAGTATAGAAAATAATGGATTGGAGATGAGAAGATGGCAAGATGGGATGATGAAGAACTGAAATTCGCAATGCCGGATATCGAGAAAATCCCTTGCAAGAACTGCTTTCTGAGAGAAAAGGATCGCCCGGAAACGGGTATCAAGGGCGCCACGCTTGGCGTCTGTGAGGCGTATAAGAGCAAACCAGACGCGATCCTGTTCAAAGGCGAGTCTTGCCCGTACTTCATTGATGAGAATGAATCCGACGATGAGGAAGGTGAGAAGGATGAAAGTAAGTAATCCTAATCCCGACCGCGTCATCGGCGGCATTATTGGAGATATTGTCGGATCCGTGTATGAGTTCGATAACTACCGTGCGAAGGACTTCAAACTGTTTGCCGACTATCACGGGCATAAATGCTTTGCGACAGATGACTCCATCATGACGCTTGCAATCTGCAAAGCGGTCATGAACAGCAAAAGCGTTGCTGAACTCGAACAGAATGCAGTTCGGTATATGCGCGAGGTCGGAAAGCCGTATCCATACTGCGGT